CATCGCTCTACGGACAAGTAGGTCTTTTTCTGTTTCCAGTTCAATACGTCCAGCAATATTGCCAGAGATTTCAAGGTACTTGTCTGGTTCTTCCATCTCTTCTCCTTTCAAACCAAAGTCCTAAATTAGAAATTTTAAACCTCTCTCTTTTATTTATTTAGAGAAGTAGGACTTGTTGTCTTTTAATATTTATTGTTATTTAATACTTGTTGTTAGTTAATATTTATTAGTGCCCAAAATCTGACATCTCACTTTCTGACATCTCACTTTCTGACATCTCACTTTCTGACATCTCACTTTCTGACATCTCACTTTTTGGAATGTCAGAATTATAATTCATAGACGCCTTTTTGATAGACAGGTTTAATTTCTGTTTCATAATATCGAATTGGAAATCAGATATTTTTACATCTGAAAAGAATCTGAATATATGACTCCCTCCATTTCCAGGAGGTTTTTTTCTGATTTTTCGCAAATATCCAGCCTCTTCAAAGATTTTGAAATACTTATCAATTGTCTTTCGGTTAACGCCTTTTCGCTTGGCTATCTCCTCTGGATAGACTTGCCAGTTTGGGTGATTAGCCAGCACCACCATCATGATGCCAACAGCTGTAAAATCTAACGCAGGATCGTTGATAAAGCTATTACTAACAGCTGTGTAGTCATCAGTTGGATTCCTGAAAGATGAATTGGCAATCTAAATTTTTAAAGTCTGTCATACGCTCTCCTTTCTATTTCTAATCTCCATTTCTGCTATAATATAGTCAGAAAGGAGGTAATATTATGACTGAAATTCACGCATGTCTTTGCGGAAATTGGGTGAACCTATCAGCCGACGACGATTGTGTAATGGGACCAAATATGGCTAGTCCTTACATTTGGTGGGAAGAAAATGCAGAACTCTACTCACCAATTTCTAAACCTAAAGCAAACTCGATGTACCATCAGGATTATATCTACATTCACTATCGTGGCGCTGACTATCGTATCCATCCAATTTTTATTCAAATCGTTTCTAGATAACTCTTTCTAGTCTTTTAGAAATGATTTCTACATCTGAGTCGTCCAGTTTCAACTGGTCGGCTTTTTCATTTAAACGAGCTTCGACAACTTGGTTAATTTCAAACCATTCTCGTTTTGTAAATTGACTTCTGAATTTTAGAAATTCGTTTATTGTTTCTTTCATCCGTCCTCCTTTCTAACCATCACCAAGTAGCTTCTCTGTCGTCACGCCAAGATATTTAGCAACCTTTGCAAGATTAGATGCTGATGGAGTGGATTTGTTCCATTTCGAAATCAAACCATTTGGAAATTCCAGATCTTTTTCAATGCGATAGATTGATACCCCCTGATTTGCAGCAACAGCTTTGATAGTGTCGTAAATCATGCTTTCCTCCTTTTTTAGAAATATTTCTACGTTTTATTTCTGATAACTCTTGACAAATAATAGAACTTATTCTATTATAAGAGTATAAGAAAAGTAGCAAATACAGATTTTATCTGTTTCTGCGTCTGTAGTATTTATTATTTTGTGTACCTCCCAAGTACAATACCATAATACCACAGAACTATTTCTATTGTCAATAGAAAAATAGAACTATTTCTATTTTTCTTAGATTTTTTTCTGGAGGGTATTAGAAATGAATACTTACGAGATAATAAAAGAGCTTGTCAAACAACGTTTTATAACAGTTGCACAACTTGAACGAACTCTTGATTTATCAAATGGCTCTATTTCAAAGTGGGCAAAATCAAAACCTAATTCTGAGCCGTTAGAAAAAGTTGCCGATTACCTAAATGTTAGCACAGATTATCTTCTAGGACGTACAGATAATCCGTCTATCTCTGGCGGAGGAAGTGAACCTGATGATATTGATAAAATCATAGACCGCGCTATGTTCTTCGATGGAATGCCTCTAACCGATGATGACCGTCGAGCTCTCCGTGGAATAATCTCAGGGTATATGAATAGCAAAGGAGATTGAAATGTCTCACAAAAATCAAATTGAAATCTATCAATTTAACAGTCG